TGAGTTTCCATTAGTAGGGTCACCTCGTTTCTGCACTGACCGAGAAGTTCTAGCGTGTAGAGGTAACTTAGCATTTAGAATCTCTATAAGAAAGTTGCTATCTAAAGAACAATCTGAAATTCACCCCCTCCTGTTAGAGAGAGAATATATTGAATGGGAAATTTCTAAGAATAAACAGGATTTAATTGATATCAATAGGAGAATTAAAGATGAAATGTAAGATATGTGACCAAGTATTGACTGATAATGAGTCAGTAAGGAAAGATAGAGCAACTAAAGAATATTTAGATACTTGTACACATTGTCTTATAATGTCTAATCCTTATTACATAGAATCTATGGAAGAGAAGGAAGATTTAATATTAGATTTCCTAAACAAAAGGTGGACATAAGTCAGAAATATGATATAATATTACTATAGATTGAACTAAAGTGTTACTTAAAGTGATAATCATTATAGTTATCACTTTAATTCAATCTATAGTTGAATGATTAAGGAAGCACTTGGCTAAGGGACTTCCATTACATCTTACGGGGTGTGGATGGTCGGACTGCGAAGTACAAGCGGAGTTCTTTCAAGTGGAGTCGAGTAAAGGCTCACTAGGTGGGAAGCTGAAACCTAATCAGACACTCCACAGGAGTGAAAAACTGATGATTTACTCTAGGCTAAACTCTCACCTTACAAGTGTTTCACTTAATCGTTTATGGGTGTGGATACAGTTATAAAAAGACAGGAATAAAAGTCGCCTGCTTAGTGTTACCGGCGTACTGTATCAACCCACCAATTTACAGACCTAAGGTAGTCCTAGAGACCGCTACCTTGTGGTCTATTTTCTACAGGTCTCAGAGGAAAGTTTATGATAACTAAAGGTATAGCAAAGTACGTCTATCTAGATAGCACGGAAAAATTTCAAGGCGAGGACACCGGTAAGTACACACTTACTGTGGCTCTCGATTCTAAAGAAGCCAAAGCACTAGAGAATGAAGGTGTTAAGGTTCGCACTATCAAGACTGAGGACGGTGGCTCTTATCAAGCCCGTAAATTCTCAACAAAATATCCTCTCTCATTTGAAATGGTAAAGACTGCTGACGGCGAAGCCATAGGTCACGATTTCGGAGCAGAGAGTAAAGTTGAGGTACTCTGGAAAAAAGGTAACGAACACCCGCAACACGGGGTGGCTACCTATCTCACTGCGGTCAAGGTACACGAGCGTACCGAAGGCTACAGGTCTGCTGATGAAGAGACCAGTGAGTTCTTCTCTGCATAGTAACTCTACATTCGTAGAGCATAAGCCTTGCCCTGCTTGTCGTCAGACAGGTGGGGATAGGGCAGGTGATAACCTATCGGTCTACTCTGACGGTCACGGTTATTGTAATGCCTGTGGTCATTATCAAAAAGATGATACCGGTATCAACAATTTTGTAGAGAAGGAGGAGGTAAGAATTATGCAATCAACAATAACACCGAGAGGTGTATCTAATTCCGCTATCAGAGACAGAAGAATATCATCTAAAATCACATCGAAGTTCGGTGTGACTGTAGGTTTCGATAAGGCAGGTAAGGTAGAGAAACATTACTACCCATACTACGACTCTAACGAGAGCAATAGGCTACTCGGATATAAAGAGAGGACTGTCGAGACTAAGGAATTTCAAATCTTAGGTACTAATAAGGGTTCAGGTCTATTCGGACAGAATGCTAATCGTTCCGGCGGTAAGTACCTAACAATTACAGAGGGTGAACTAGACGCTCTATCCGTCAGTGAGATGTTTGACGGTAAGTGGCAAGTGGTCTCTCTAAAGAATGGTTCTTCTTCTGCATCGAGAGATGTTAAAGAGAACCTAGAATATATCGAGTCATTCGATAATATAGTCT